TCCGTTATAAGGTAACACTGATAACCCATTATAGTGTTCTCTGTTTTCCCACATCCATTCTCCAGCTAACTCCCAATCTTCTTCCTTAAGAGATATTGTAGCTGAGACATTATGTGTGTTTTGTCCTGTTCTATGTCCAGGTTTAATCCATTCTTGAGCCACTTTTTTAATTCTTTCCAATAAATCAAAAGGTGATTCATGTCTAAGGATAGAACCCTGGGGTGCTTTTTGTGGTACTGATATTACAGCTGTATCGTGTGGTCTAAACACCTCATCTTCAATTAACTCGGGGTGATTATTAGATAGGTAAGTATACATAGATTCATTTTTACCAACTCTAATTCTCCTAATATAATAATCACTATGCCAAGCGTGTATTCCTGATGATGTACCTAAAGTAAGGGATGTTGTTCCAGCTGGTTTTACTGTGGTACATCTAGCTGATTTATTTATTCCTAATAATTCAGCAACTCTTTTATTTTCTTCTTTGACCATTTGAGCCGCCTCTTTCATATCATAACCTAAAACAGTACCCGAACCAATACCTGTCATTGACACACCTATTAAAGCATCTTTTTCAGTTGTTCTTTTCCAAATATCTCTTAGGTAATGGAAATCTGTGTATGAAGCTTGTAAAGTACCAATAAAAGCGGCCGATTTAACTCTTTCATTAAAGTCTTCTTGGGACTCTATGTCAGAGGCATTTACTTCACATAAATTACAAAATTGAAATGGTCTAAGTGCGATTTCACAACATGGGTTGGTTCCCCAATCTTTGTCATAAGAAAAATAAATTCCAGGTTCTCCAGCTCCAGATAATTCAACTCTTTTCCATAAATCTAAGAAAAATTCTTTTGTAATTTTATTTCTTAAAAGTACTGCTGAATTATTAGCTCTACCTCTTTGTGGATTAAGTTCCCACCAAGCTCCTGATTTACAAGAAATCATTTCATTGTCGTCAGCCGAAAAAAGAGAAATTAAAGCCGCTCTTCTTATACCACCAGCTAATACAGCGTCAGCGATATAACAAACTATATCATGTACTTCAAGTGTTGTTAATCTTTCACTATTTTCTTTTGCGTCTAATACTTTTGTAATATTATGAATACAATCTTTTAATGGTTGTGGTCCTGGTGCTTTACCTCCTGAAGTTACTAATAATGCTCCTTTAGCTCTAATATCTGAAAAATCAAATGTAGGTGTTGATGAGTTAACCCCAAAGTAAGATTTCATCAATACTTTAATAGCGTCTGCCCAACCTTCAATTGAGTCACCAATTAAGTATCTTCTCCCTCTATTTGGGTTTGGCTTTTGTATTTCAGGTAATTTTTCTACGTGGTGTTTTTGTACTGAATAACCAACACCAGTACCACCTAATAAAAGAAACATTGTTTCTGAAAATGCGTCTATGTGGTCAATCGGTAAATAAGCACAATTATAAACTCTGTTTGGTGATGTTTCTATTGATTTACCCCCAAACTGTAATGACCTCATCGATGGTAATATTTTTTTATTGTACACCATCTTGTAAACTTCTTCTATGTCCTCTTTTAACTTAGGGTATTTTTTTTGATGCATTTCTTTATTTCTTGTAACTAGTTGTTCCCAAGTTTCTCTTCTTTCCTCTTCAGGAAGGTATTTCGCGTATTTCATGTAGACAGTAATGTCCGATAAAATTTTGTTAGATAACTCCATTTTTTTTTTAATTTTTAGTTAATAATTATTGGTTTAATTTGTTTCAGAATCCCTTTGTTGTTTTCTTATTCTTGCCATTTTTAACCGTTCTTTTGTGTTTTCTTCTTTTCTAACTTCAACTTTTCTTTCATAACCTAAAAAAGTATCTGAAGTTTCTGTGTCGATATAAACTTTACCGTTATCAAATGTACAATCTTCAAAAATAACCCCATCTTTTCCGAATCTAGACTTTAAAACTGCTATTGTCGCTCTATTACCTTCTTTTTGTGATAGACTTCTAGCTATAGACATTATAAAATGTCCGATTTGAGCTTTTTTGATTGACCCGCCCATTTGGTCACCTGTGACAACGTCTGAAGATACTGAACTTCTGTTACCCTGTACTGCGGTCCAACCCACAATATTATATTCAGATAACATAGATTCAAAACCCCTCATGACATTACCTTCACCTGACCACTCATCATTATATCTTCTTGTAGATTCAACACAATCAATATAATCTAAAACAATCATGTCAGGTTTAAATCCTGTTGAGATTAGATGTCTCACATAAGTTTTAATGTGATTAACCGTAATCCCTTCAGAAGGAAACTTTCTAATTATCAAATCATTTTCTCTACCTTCAGTTTTTTCTTTAATAACACCTATTACAGTTTCTTTATCTTCAGCTAGTTGGTTAAGTTCAACCCCACTCCAACAAGCCGCGTGTTTTCTTTTTATTACATCAGGTATGTCTTCAAAAACAATTTGTAAAACATTTGCTCCCACGTTATAGGCCGTGTTTGCCATTTTCGTAAGTATAGTTGTTTTACCAACACCATAAGGAGCTAATACAACCCCTAACTCACCTCTTGATAGACCACCATCGGTTAATTCATCAATACCACTTATCCCCGTAGGAACTGGGTGTCTAAAATCTTCTTCTAAAACTGTGTCCCATCCCTCAGTAATAGAAGTTCCGTCATCTTTTTCAGCTCCAACGGATAGAGCCTCTTTCATTATTTCAGCACATTCTTCATACCTACCAAACTCACCATTATCAATGATTTTAGATATTTTATCATTAGCCTTTTTTAATTCCTGTTGTCTACAAAAATTTAAAGATTCTTTTTGAACATACTCCCAATCTTCAACATCAAGAGCTCTTATTTCTTTTGTGATTTCAAAAATATAATCTTGTGTTATTTTATCTTTAATTTCAACTTTTAAAATAGTTTCTAATGTGTCCCAAGCTGGTACTTTTTCAAACCTTTCATAATAATCATTTATTGTTGCGATTATTAATCTAAAATATTCATTATCAAAATACTTTGCATGAACAATATCAATTATCCTATCTGAAAATTTCCTATTAGCTGGATGTAAAATTTGGTTTATTAATTCTGTTTGAAACTTGTACCCTAAATACCCTAACGTTAACTCTTTACTCATTCTCTTACATTTAATTATAAATAACTATTTACAACGATATTCCGCCGTGTTCCACACTAAAATTTTCTAAAGAAAATGTCTCTTGGATTTCCTTAATTAGGGTAGGGATTATCTTTCTAACGTCCACAGAATATCTTACTCTTTGTGGATAAACATTACCAGTAAATCTTTTTTTAACAATGACTTTTTCATCTGTCTTAATTTCAAAATCAAAAACGTCTTCATTTTCAAAAATATTTTCTAAAATAATATCTTCTTGTAGTTGTTTTTTATATGGGTTATAACTTTTGTAAAGATACTCGTAAGTTTTTTTCTTTAAGTCTTTTTTTATTAAGTTAACACACTCATCTAAACATTCTTTAGCTTCAATAGATTTTAAAGATTTTGAATTAAAATCCCTAACCGTAAAGTACCTTTGACAAATAATATTACTATTAATGTATAACACAAATTCAAATTTTTTCATATTTTTCTTTTTTTAAAGTTTAATTTTTCTTTTTTAATTAATTTTACAAATGGTTCCATAAAATTTAAGTAACCATTTTCACCACCAGGTAAAGAATAAATGACACCATCTTCAATCATCATTTTTAACACGTTTTTTTGGTTTCTTCCTTCTGGATTTAGGGGTAAACTTACTAAGTTTTTAACTGATTGTCTAGCCTCTCCACACAATAAAGGTGTCTTTAAGTTTATTATTTTATTACTTACTTCGTAAAAAGGCCCTTTATATTCCCCTCTAGTTTTACCATTTAAAATATTATCAATTACTTTTAATGGTTTATTACCTCTTTCTTCTTGTATAACCTTACTTTTATCAAATATCTCCTCTAAGGTTACTTCTCTTTCTTTTAGTTGTGGGAAATGTTTTAATAAAGTACTTTCAGTTACACCATCAATACCTTTAATATTATCACTACTACAACCTTCAATAATTTTTATTAAACCAGAATTCTTATAATGATGTTCAAAGAACCATTGATAGTTTCCTATCCCGACTTCCATTTTTTTATCACCTAAAAAAATAGTTACTTCTTCGTTTATTAGTTGACAAAAGTCTCTATCACTAGTGAAAATCATTACATCCTCTAATTTCTTTTTATTAAGACAATAATAAGCTATTAAATCATCCGATTCAATGTCGGGATGTTCGTATTGTCTAATAAATAATTCTTCAGCGTATTGTTTTACCCTAAGTTTTTGTAACTCGTAGTCTTTGTCAAAAAATCTTGGTCTGTTTTTTTTGTATTGTGGGTAATGGTCTAAACGTAAAGTACCCCCACGTTCACCATCCCAAGTAACAACTATCTTATCAATCTTTTGTTCTATGGTTAGTTTACGTAAGGTACTATAAAAAGCAAATATCCCACCTATGTGATTGTCTTTGTGGTAAACATTCTTAGCTCCGTTATAGGAACGTTTCATAAGATAGTTACCGTCAACAATAAGGGTTTTTGTACGTTTATTTTTTGTTCTAGGAGTTCGTAGGCCCATTTTGGCTAAAATTAAATTGTTTAACCATTGTTTCTCTAGCAATATCTTCTTCAGTTAGTTCTAACACACCAACATCTAAAAGCATTTTTTTATGTTCTTTTGTTAGTTCTTCCCCGTTCACCATCTTTTCTATACCCATATGTATGATAAAATAAGAAGTCATTTCTCTATCACCACCATCTTCATGACTATAAATAGATTCTTTATTAAGTTCTACTAATCTATTGTAATTTATTTTCATTGTGTGTGTATTAAGCTAATCCTTGAATATTGTCTTTTACTACTTCGGTTTCAAATGATGAATCACTCTCATCCAACTCTTCCAAACCACTTTTAATAAACATATCCATCCAATAGTCAGCGTACTGTTCTTTGTATTCTGCTTCTGCTGATTTATCGTCTGCAATGAAATCATGTGGTGTGACAATTACTTTACCATCTTGGTATCCAATACCGTTGACGTGGTTCTTTAAGATTGAAATCTTTGACCTTGTAGCGTAATTGATTTTTCTACCACCTTTAACTGCGTTTAGTTTATTAGTTCCTGAGTTCTTTTGGTTACCAAACAAGAATATAAGTGTACTATTTAAGAAAATA